TCAAGCCGTCACACCGCTTGCAGCACAGAATGCCGCTCAAAAGACGGTTTCATCGCCCCCTCATTCTGGTGTCATCACGGCTTATTTGATGAGGAAAACGGCTCCAAGTATTCCAAGTGCGAAATTATTTTCTCGCCGACCTGTTTCATCAAAGAATGCAGTGGATACGCCTCCCGTGGAGGAAGGCCCAACTGCGCCGATTGAACAAATAACTGTTCAATGGAACGATCGTGCAATTCAAGAAATCTCGCTTTCAATTCAGCGACATGCGGATGAATTTCAATGAGCGCCCAAAGTAGTGAGCGATTGTTGATGCTTTCAGCAGCTAGCTCGTCGGATAGGCGGTCAAGTCCATCTAGTTGCTTTTGGATATTACTTTGTAAGTCTTTGTGTTGCGTATTTATGCCCGTAGCCGGTTTAGTGAATTGTGTAGAGAACCCTCATGCTACCGGCGAGCGGGCGCCTAACGATTTAGCGGAGATGCACGAATGAATGGATTTTGGCGACTTTTACTGGTTTGGCTGCTGTTGGCGGTGATCCCTACGGCGCTCTTTCTGTGGGCGGGGTGGCCGGCGATGGGCTGCTATCTGTTTGGGATGTTTCTTATCACCGGGGTCCTTGTGGTTGTGCCGTCATCGGTGGTTTGCCCGCGCTGTGGGTTAGAAATATGAGCGTTCAGCCACACATGCTGGTTTTTTCTCTTTTTATACAGGTTATACAGGAAGACATGCAATGAACTTTGCTTTTTTCAATCCGCGCGTTTGCTTGCGAAATTGGTTGCTTCAGCCCTCACAGGCTGAAATTGAGGGTTATTTACGCCAAGAGCAGGCCAAATTTCTCCGGGCGCAGCGCGAGTTAGAGCGTTTGCAGCCGCCTTTATCGATGAAGGGTAGCGGCTCCATTCTTGAGCGTATTGAACCGATTATTTCAAATTGGTTGCCACGTCCTATGATCGTAACTGTTTCAACAGCCTTTCAATATGTTCTTTCTCAACAATGTGAGAATGCCAAACGAGAAGGGACTGACTTAGAGAGTCGATCTGTTCAGGCTCTAAATCCAGAGCAGAGCGTTGCGCCAACACACTTTCACGGGCACGAGCAATCCGCTCATTCACCGCGTCGGGATCAGGATGGGTCGCAATGAGTGCTTCTACGACGATGCACAAGGCTGCCATATCGGCTGTGATTTGGCGAGATGATGCCTGCAATGTTTCTAAATTATTCATTTTGTTCCCTTGTGAGGGCGGGTTTGGCTGGACATTCCAGCCTATCACAAGGGGGCATTTTCTTTTTTCAACCGATAAGCCCGTTGGCCGTGCGGGTTTGTGGGTGATTGTGTGAGCGGCCAATCAAACTTTTTCATTTATTGGGAACTTATTGCACATGGATACCTTATCTCACCCTGTTTTATCTGCTGATTTACCCGCTTATGTGGCGAATTTGGCCGCGCGTGTGGAACGCCTGGAGCAAGGAACAGCACAACGGCGATGTGGCGAACACACGCATGACAACCCGCATTCACATTGTGGAATACACGGCCCGCACCACATTGGCCCGTGTTCACACTCTCCTCGCCCGCATTGCCTGTAATTTTTCGGGCAATGAGTCACCCATTTCCGTCACCCTGGCTGGCTTCATGTGTCAAGTCGGCGCACCACACGCACCGGTGTGGCAGTCAGCACTTCGACACGCTTGCTGCTTTCCACGCCTTCTCCACGCCAATAAGCAGTCGCTCGTTCGCGGAGAGTGGGCAAAAGCGGAGGGCCGACGGGAATGTCGGGCAAATCGTAGCCAGTGGCAAAAGTCGTCGCATCGTCTTGTTGCAGTGTGACTTCGTAGGGAATGTCATTGATGTGATTTTTACTCATAAAAATGCGCAATTCCTCCTCTGTTCTACACAAAAAAACGCAGTTCAAACGGCTGGGCAAGTGTGGGAAATCTTGGCGGCGTACCTGCTCAAAAATAGTCTCGCGCAGCAAAACATAGTCATTGTGATTGCGCACATAGGTATTAAGCATCCGTCCCCAATTGCCCGGTTCGATCACGCTACCCGGTGCCAAGGGAACGTATGTAGCGTGAAAAAAGGTCTTTGTGGCTGGGCTGTCTGGCCCGGTTATTTCATTCATAACGCGCTCGTGTGTGGGTTAAGCGGATTGTGTCGGAGCTTTCCATTCTACCGGTACACGGGCGCTTTTTTTCTTTATAAATCAGGAATTTACGTTCATGAGTATTGAAAACGCGCGCATTCAATCAATGGTATTGGCCCCGCATTTAATGCTGGTGGTGCCGGAAATAGAGTTACCCGAATTTGGCATTCAACTGTGGCCAGGTGCCGTGTTGATCTTTCAGCGCAGTTATGTGCATGGCGCACAAACCGGGCATTTTGTGGCGACAGATATTGTTTCAGGTAACTCAATCCGGCCCTGCATGCCGGTGTTGGTCAAAGGCGTACTGCTACCCAATACGCACGGCGGGCCGGCCTTTGAAGAAGCCATTTTTTGCCCCAATGAAGGCAAATCATCGGTGTGATATTTCGCCCATGCGCCTCTTTTTTCCCGTTACGCAAGCAAAGTGCTGGCAGTTTCCTCCCCCTGCCAAACCGGTGTGCGTAACGGTTTTTTTTATACCTATTAATTCAAGGAGTAAGCGCCGTGTCGATCTTCACCGATGTGAATACCCCTTTTGAGGTCATCCAAAAAGCCTTGCCGCTAGTACCGCCGGATCAACTCAAACGTAAATGGTTGAGCTGGCAGCGGAAGCAACGCGCACGGATGCGGGTGGAAGCAGAGATGACGGACGTATTGGCAGCCTATCAGCGGCTGTATGGTCAAACGGATTTAGCCAGCACCCAGGAGGGCATGCCGTGGTTCAAAATGCCCACCGATGAGGATTTTTGCTTACATGCCATTGGCCCGGTCAATGAAAGTTATTACACCGCCTTGTTACGCATCAAAGGCCGCGGGCAATTGGATCAACCGTTAAACCATACCCATATCCCACAGTTTCACGCCAAGCTTACCAGTTGGATTGCCAAGCTCATCGGCATCAGCAAACAACGCGCCGCCAAACTGAAAGAAACCTTGGTTGTTCATGGGCTGATTGATGAGTATTGGCAGCCGATAGCGTGGGAACAACGCTACGGGCCGGGTGCGTATCGGGATAAAGAAGCCAGCACGGATAAGACCAGCCCGGATAAGACCGGCCCGGCCAATAAACCCGCACCCCTAACCAAGGCAGAAAAAGAAGAGCGGGAAAAGGAAAGGAACCGGAAAAAGCAAAAACGTTACCGGGCGAGCTTGGCAAGCAAGGCGCAGGCCGTTACCGACGGCGTTACCGGTTCCGTTACCACTGTGTTACCGACCGTTACCAAAAGCATGGTAACGCGGCCTGAAAATTCATCAAAAAATTCATTTGAAAATCAACAGGTTACAAGGCGCGTTACCAAAACGCCCTTAGATAAAGATTTAAGAGCTTTAGATTCTAAAAGCTTAAAAGCAACAGCAACGCGCGCGAGGACAAACACCCCCTCTGGCCTGAATAACCCCTTGCCTGAACCGGCTCAAGCCAAAGCAACAGCAACGCGCGAGACGACGGCGCAAGCGCCGCCGTCCACGCCGAGGATGTTTGTCACTGACGTGACGAGCAAAGCCAAGGCAACAGCAACAGCAACAGCAACAGCAACAGCAACAGCAACAGCAAACGATGATCTTCAACTGGCTAGCGACGCTTTGCCTGAAGACCCTGCTGTTGATCTAAAAAACCTCCCCCCCGGCCTGGCAACCCAACTTGCACCACCGCCCGCCAACCCAGATAGCGATTTAAACGCATTGGGAGTACCGTCAATGCACGCCAATGACCCGGATAAGGGATTATTCATCCATGCCGACCCGAAAGCGGCGAAAAATGAGCAAAAAAAGACGGTTTGTGAAAAAACCGTTCAAACCACCAAAAAATACCCGTCGGCCCCGATGACGCTAAAACACTATCTGCGTATTCGGCGCGAACACGGTTTGAATGTGATTAACGATGATCACCCGATAGACCAATGGGCCAAAGAGCGTAATTTCCCGCCGGAATTTTTAAGCATTGCTTGGGAAGTATTTGAAGAAAAACATAGTAAAGGACTAGGCAAACGTTACGCCTATGACTACTGGCCGCAACGGTTTTTTGATGCAGTCAAAGATAACCAATATGGGTTATGGAATATCAACCCTAAAACCAAAGAATATTTTCTTTCTTCCAAAGGATTACAGGCATTTATGGATATTGACATCAAGAAAAATCGAGAACAATCCAATCCAGAAATTAAACAAAATACCCCTCCTGTTGCTGTGTCAACAACGGAAAATAAACCCGGCGATCATGATGGTGGAGCTTGGTTTATGGCCGAATTAAAGCGGCGTTGTGGTGATGAATTGAACCATTTATTTTCACCACAACAGTTAATCAATCATGCAAATGCACACTAAGAAATAAAACCTCATGGACAATCTCAATCATTTACCTCTGGATCACCCGGACAGCCCACCGTTATTGCCCGATGAATTACCGGATTGGCAAATCAATGCGGCAGAATCAATGAGTAAAGGGCCTATTCCAAAGTATAGACAAATGGAAGTAGAAGCCGATATTGCGGCAGGCCGAAAAAGAAACCAGGTTTTTGCAGCAAAACAGCTTTATAACATTGAAGCCGAACAAGCGGTTTTAGGCGGGTTGATGCTGGCCCCGGAATATTTGGATTGGGTCAAAGGCAAACTGGCAGCCAATGATTTTTACCGGCAAGATCATCGATTGATTTATCAGGCCATTTTAAATCAAACCGAACAAGGCAGGCCGATTGATCCCGTAACCATAGGGGACTGGTTTATCACCAATAAACTCACTGATCGTTTGCCCGATGCCGGTTATGTGGTTGAATTATCGATGACCACCCCTTCAGCGGCCAATATCAACGCTTATGTTGATATTGTGTTTGAAAAATCGACCCGGCGAAAATTGATTCAAACCGCCGGAGCGATTATTGACAGTGTCCATGATCCTGATGGCAAAGACAGTATTGAATTGCTGGGCGATGCCAATATGGCTCTATCCCGGTTGTGCAAAGATAGTTTGCATGGCGGGGAATTAAAGTTGATAGAAAGTAGTTTGAGCGGCCTGTTTAAAGAACTTGAAGAACGGCAAAACGGTACGATTGGCGGCATTGTTCCGCAATGGGAAAGTGTTAAAAAGATTATTCCCAAAATGGAAGGCGGCAAGTTAATGGTTCTGGCAGCCCGGCCGGGCATGGGCAAAAGTGCCAATGCACTGCAATGGGCCTTGCATGCAGCAGAAAATCAACAAGCCTGTGCGCTATTTTCTTTGGAAATGGGTATTAATGAATTACTCATGCGTGCCTTGTCGAGTTTATCAACGATTCCCATGGATGCCTTGCAACGTGAAAAGGGATTAAATAATGAGGATTGGCCCAAAATAATCAATGTGCTGCCTAAAATGAAGGAAATGCCATTGGCTATTGATGAAAGCAGCGTATTAACCGTTGAACAGATTCGCGCACGCACCACGCAGTTTCATAGCCAATGCAAAGACGGATTGAAATTGATTGTAGTGGATTATCTACAATTAATCGGTGTCCATAATAAAAAGCTGGCCAATCGTAATGAGGAAATAGCCTATATTTCCCGTAACCTGAAAAATCTGGCAAGAGAATTGAATTGCGTGATCATTGCTTTATCACAATTAAACCGTAACGTCGAATCACGCACGGATAAAACGCCGACAATGGCCGATTTGCGTGATTCTGGAGCCATAGAACAAGATGCTGATATTATTGCATTTTTATATCGACCCGCCCATTATGCCAAAGATAATTTATCCAAAGGGCATACGGAGGAAAATCATGCTCGAGATAATGTCAACAATGTGTGCAGTTTTCATATTGCAAAAAACCGCGCCGGGGCCACAGGCTATGCCACCTTGCGTGCCGAATTGCAATATTGCCGCTTTCAAGATGGTACGGGTTTAAGTGTGGCTGTGGCAGAGCAAAATCTAGGGATTAATCAGCAAAAAAATAACGTATGGAAAAAAGCGGCATGATATTCAATATGCCTCCTTCGTTATTTTATAGTGATAGGCCAGAGATCATTCCTGCCATTGCCGATCATAAAGTTGATGACGTTAATAAAACGGCGATTAAACCCAAACCCGCTACGACATTAATCCTGCCATGGCCGGATAAAAATCTCTCACCCAATCAGCGGATTCATTGGGCCAAACGTGCACAAGCGGTTAAAACCGCGCGGCAAATCGGGTTTAATCTGGCACATCTGGCGGGCTGGAATCGGGATTATTTTCGGAAAATAAACCTGCATTTGATCGATAAAAATTCAATTGATTATCTAACCAAGCGTTATGACTTGATGCTGGATTTTTACCCGCCGAATAAGCGCAGACGTGATGATGATAATCTGATTGCATCCTTCAAACCGTATCGAGATGGCATTGCCAGCGCGTTAGGCATGGATGATTTCAGGTTTAGAACCGTGGCCACCGTGCGCGCAGAAGTGATTAAAAATGGGCGGGTAAAAGTAGGCATTTCCATAAATAATAGTGCATTATAATTTTATTTGTTTAATGCGATGAATTGAATCATGGCTATTGCAATTTCTGCGAAAAAACAACAAGACCATTTGGTGTGCATATTGGGGAAACGGCTGCGCCAAAGCCGGGAAATGTGCAATATAACGCTGACCAAAGCGGCTCAATTGCTGGGGTATCGCAATCCTTCAAAATTATCCAAGGTAGAGCGGGCCTATGATACGCATTCGGTGCCATTATGGTTAATTGAACGCGCAGCTAAATTGTATGATGTGTCGATTGATTTTTTATTTGGCCGCAGTGATGATTTTGAAACCAGTTCACGGATGTATGTAGAGCGGGAAACCGCACAATGGGTTTTTCAGGCATGGGAAACGGCGCGCAAACGGGATATGCAAATCGTGCATGGATTAATTAATCGCATTGAACATATCGGGCAGGCCACCTTGCAATTATATTCTGCTGGTGGGCAGTTACAAACGGCCATGCAGCGTTTTGTTGAATTGAATCCTGAATTTGAAAATATGCGCGGTGGGGCGCGTATGCTGGCAGCGGTCAATACCATTCACGATCAGACGCATACTGCGCGCAATCAATTATCCCGGTTTAAATTACAGTGCAATGTGGTCAGCAAAAATTGCCCGCAATTAACCTTGCCGGGATTGGAATAGATCGCATGCGTATATCCAAATCATCGGTGATCAAGAAAAAGAAGAAAATCACTCAACCCAAACCGCCGGTGCGGCAGGGGATAATAGGCCGACCCACATTATTTAATCAAGACTATTGCGAACAGGCACGAAAGCTGGCGTTATTGGGTTTGAATGATGAACAAATGATCGAAGTTTTATGCATTGCTTCACGCACGTTTTATTTATGGAAACAAAAACATGTGGCCTTTAGATCGGCAATAAATGCAGGAAGAATCATGGCCGATGCGGAGGTGGCAAATGCCTTGTATAAGCGGGCCACAGGCAATTTTATTATCCATGAAACCAAGGTCGCTCTGCATAAAGGCAAATTCGTTAAAACGACTGTCGAAAAACAGTTCGAACCGAATGTGGAAGCGGCGCAATTTATATTACAAAAACGGCAGCCTAAATTATGGAAAGATAATATCGAAGTTAATATCAATGCCTTTCCTGACAAACAAACGCTCGATGCGTTATATGAGCACATCATGCAGCAGGCCGGAAAGCAGCAAGCGCAGGTGGCAGCGCGTAGCGAAAAAGGCTGGCTGGACGCGCAAAGCTGAATATGGCCGGGCCGTTATGTTTGCCGCAAGACCCGCGTTGGCTGTTGTTTGCCCAGCGTTATGCGCCTGACCCGGCACGCTTTGCTGTGGAGGTGCAGGGTTTAGTGCCTTCGCAGCAGCAATTGGCGTTGTTTGCTGGGATTGCGCCTTCACAAGCGCGATTGTCGGTGGCTTCAGGGCACGGCACCGGCAAAACCACGGCCATTGCCTCCCTGGTGCTGTGGCATTTGCTGTGTTATCCGCAATCGATCACCTTGTTGACCGCCAATGACATGGATCAGGTCAAAGTCACGTTATGGAAAGAAATCAGCAGCGGTTTGGCCCGTATTGAACGCGGTATCCATGCGTGGATTGCTCCGTATGTGGAAATACTTGCCAATGCGACCGCGCGTATCAAGGGTTTTGAGCGCACCTGGTTGGTGGAATCCAAGACCGCCAATGACAAAACGGCCAACAAAATGGCCGGACGGCATGGGGAATGGTTGCTGATTGTCGCTGATGAGGCGGCTACGTTATCCGATACCGTGTTGACCACCTTGACCGGCGCGCTGACGGAAACGCATAACCGCATGTTGATGACCAGCCAGCCCACGCGCAATGCCGGGTTTTTCTATCGTTCTCATCATGATTTGGCGGTTAATCATGGCGGGCCGTGGCAACCCTTGGTGTTCAGTTCGATCGATTCGCCCTTTGTCAGTGACAGCGCCTTGCGGGAATTATGGGCCGCTTACGATACCGATGAACGCAATGTGCGCCTGTTGGGCCGTTTTCCGCAGGATGCCTCCAGGCAGATGATGCCTTTGTCGGTGGCACAGGCGATGTATGAGCATGGGCAGATTATTACCGATGATGAAGCGGCAGGCTGGTTGTTGCTGGCCGATGTGGCTTCAGGCGAAGGGCAGCGTGATAAATCCGTGGCGGTGATTGCTCGAGTCATCGGTTATGGCGATAGCGGAGAACATGCGCGGCGAGTGGAAATCAGCCAGATTCCGCTGCATACCAACAGCATTCGTGCCAATCAATTAGCCCATTATCTGATGGAAGCGGCGGCAGACTTTGCCGGAATCAATTTTGTGGTCGATGCCGGTGGATTGGGTGTTCATATCTGCCAAGATATTGAAGATGCTGGAAAACCGGTGCATCGGGTGTATTGGGGCAACCCGTGTTTCAGGCAAACCAACCGCCAGCGTTATTTGAATTTGCGCGCGCAAGCCATGCACCATGCGGCCCGTGCGGCCAAAGAAGGGCGTTTGTCCGTGCGTACCGATGCCTGGCGCACAGTGATGCTGGCGCAATCTTCGCGTATTCCCAAAGCCTTTACCGATAAAGGTCGGCTCAAAGTGCCACCCAAAGGCAGCGTCGAATGGGAGGGCTTGAATTCACCGGATTTATGGGATGCGGTGTGCTTTGCCTTTCTCGAATCAGTGGATTATGTACCTGCCAATGAGGGAAATACGACAACGCAAACACTGGCGCAAACGCAAGCCGCCATTGATGCGCTGTTTGCTTAAGTAATGACCAATAATGCGGAAAATAGCGCCGGATCAAGCCTTTTTCGCGCCTGAAGATGGATACATGAGCGATTCTTCTGCACGCAAAGCGCCCGCCGCATTAACGCGTATGGGAACGGCGGCCAAACAATGGTTGGCGACCTTTGTGGCGCCGGGCAAAACCATCACGCCAGCGGACAGCTTCAAATTCGGTGTCAGTGGCATTACCACGGTGGCCACGCTATTGGGTTCAGGCCGTCGTAGTGCACGCCAGCGGCACCTTATTTATGAAAAATGGGCGGCCATGGAAGCGGACCCGATTGTCTCCAGTGCCTTGCTGCTATTGGTCACTTCAGCGCTGGGTGGTAGCGAAACCAGCGGCGATATTGTGTATATCGAAGCCCGGCCTGAAGCCCGTGATGACCGGCAAAAGCAAAAAATGGTGCAGCAAATCAGTGCCGCCTTAAGTCCTTTATTCAACCAAAAAGCCTTTCAACTGGCCTATACCGGCTGTGTATTTGGCGATGCTTATGCGCGGATTTATGCCGATGGCCGCGGCGTAAAGGATTTGTATGTCGATGAACTGGTACGCCCGCCCTTGGTGCAGCCCTTTGAACGCGGCAGCCAAACCGTCGGTTATAGCGTGGCCGTGGGCAAAAACAATCTGGAGCGTCTGGATATTACTCAAATGGCGCGACTGAAAATGCCGCGTACCCAATGGGTGCCGCAACATGGTGTGGTAGAAAAATCGCTGCATTTGGCTATTGCTGAAAATGATGTGGAAGCGCTCCCCGTGTTGCCGGGCATGGCCGGGGGCAGCTTGCTGTACAACGCCGAAGAACCGTGGGAAAACCTGTGCGCGGCTTTGCTGGGATTGGTCGGACAGCGCTGGATGGATTCCATTGATGAGCAAATCATCACCGCCAACATGGAGGCGATGAGCTACGAACAACAGCAGCAATTCTCTCAATCGGTTGTAGATATGGTTCAGCGTTCCAAGCAACTGGCGGAAAATGCGGTCAAAAATGGCCGCCCCCTGCTGGAGCGGATTCGCTCGGTAGTGCCGACCTGGGGCGAAAAAGGTGCGGTGCAGATCATTCCGGCTAACGGCGGCAGCTCTGGGCGCAGTGCCACAATTACCATTGATGATGTGATGGTGCATGCGCGCTTGCTTTCTGGCGCATTGGGCGTGGATTTATCGATGATTGGTTTTGCCGATCAAATGAGCGGCGGGCTGGGAGAAGGTGGATTTTTCAGGGCCAGCGCACAAGCCGCAGAGCGTGCGCGGATTATTCGTATTGCCTTGGAAGATTTTTTCAATCAGGTGATCGACATTCACACCCTGAACCGTTATGGACGGGTATTTGCTGCCGATGAACGGCCATGGGAAATCCAGTTTTATGGCTCTATTTCTGCCTTGGAAGCCGAACAGCAACGCACGCGCCTGGAAGCCTCCAGTACCGCTGCCAACATCTTGCAAGCGATGATGCAAATGAAAGAACTGGGAATGACGGCGGAAATGATGCAGTTATTTCTCACCAAAACGCTGCAATTAGATGAGTACCAAGCGCGGATTTACAGCCAGTTAGCGCAGTCTGCTACCTCTTCCAACGATTCCAGTGCCGATGTGCCATGAGTTTATATAGTGCTTTGGCCGAAAAATTGGCCGCAGGCCGTATACACAGCCAGCTAGGCAGCGCCGCCAATCAAGCTATAGAGCGCGCCAGTGGTGCATTAGCCGGTGCATCGGGTAGCGGAAAATTGGGTAAAGCCGTCGCGCAGCGGGCCAATAATGCACTGCGTTATCGAACTGCTGATGCCCTCAATCAGTATTTGCCCTTGCACCGGCAGCAACTCATTGATCACAGCGCGCAAGCCTTGGCGGATTTGGCGCAAGGTGATTGGCAAGGCGCTGGAGAGCGTTTATTGGATCATTTTCGCCCTGATTTATCTGGAAACAAACAGCAAACAAGGTATTGGAATACACCGGCTACCGGTTTTGCGGGTCTTTCCCCAAAGCAAGCGCTGCATCTGTATCAACAGCAGCGCAGCCTGATTCCAGTGAAGAAAAACCTATGGTTACTGGAAATGACTTCAGCGCTGGCGGCAGGCGCTGTGGATATACCTGATCGCTTCAATTTGCTGGCTCTGGAACTGGATTACAGCCCGTTTGTGATTGTGGGCGATAAAAAACGGCCCGGCGCAGCGGTGGTAGACAGCGTGCAAGGACAAGAAGCGGTAGAACTGCGTTTGACGTGTCTGGATGATGAAACAGGCAACCTCAAACACTGGTTTGCCGCACACCACGGGGCCATTGTGGCGCGTGATGGCACGGTGGGTGTACCCGCTGATTATGCCGTGCGTATCAAGATTGTATATGGAGCCATTACCCGCGCCAGCGCCGCTAATGGTTATCACGATTTGGGCTTGTTTCGACCGGTGAGCCTAGAAAGTGCGTTGTCACGGCGCGAAGATGCCCCGGCAGAATTACAGATGACTTTCACCCAATTAGATACCTTTATGCGGGCAAGGTAGGCCGCGTTGATGAACCCCTCCAAATCATTGCCGCACGATCATGCCGGTTTCTTGCAGGGACAGCGCATGGAGCGCTGGGAGCTGGATTTGCTCGGACGCACCTTGCCACCGTTGGCTGCTGATGTGCGTGCCATTCGTCAGCATGTGCAGCGGCAGGTAGAAATCGTGCGGCAAGCCCGCCGTTTATCGGCCAGGCAAGCGCTATATCCACCACCGGCACCTGTGCGCGCGAAAGTACAGCACGTTGTCACCCCTTCCATATCGATAGCGACGGCAGCAAACAAGCCGATCTTTGATATACCCTCATCCCAACCTGTTTTAACACAACCGTTATCGGCTCACCCAAGGCAAGCCCTTTCTCGATACACAAAAACAGTTGAAGTAGCCAAGCCTGTTCGTAAGCGCACCGCGCCCAACACAGCCTTGGCTAAACCCGTGGCTACACCGAATCATGGCCGGGATGCGCGCGGACGCTTTATCAGCCATGGCGTGGTCGCCACACCTGAAGCGCGGGATTCAAACAGCGCTACGCTGGCTGGTGTGGTGAACCCGCTGGTTGAACGCCTTGGCACGCTGCTACGGGATTCCAGCCACGACATGAGTCAAACCGATCCTGCCGTACAAGCCATGCAGGAAGTGGCTACACCGCTGGCGCGCACGGCACAATTATTCAATGTAGGCGGGCAAAGCCGGGAAGAAAAACGCAAAACTCGCTGGTATCGCCGAATTTGGAAAACCTTGATTCACAGTCAACACAATGATGAACGTTTTCAAAAAACGGCCAATCAACGGCTCAAAGCCATTGAAGAAAAACCAGTAGCTGAAACCGAATCATCGACGGGATGGTTAGCGCGTTGGTTGCCTGGTCTGGCTGGGTTATTGGCCCCTTTGGGCAAACTCATGACGTTAGGGAGTGGTGCAGGCACTATCGGTACACGCTTGTTTGGCCCGGTTGGCAAAGTGCTGCGCCCGATGGGGCGCATGGCCGGTCGTTTGGGGCGACGGATTCCGGTATTGGGTTCCTTGCTCGGATTGGGCATGAGTGCATGGGAATCATCGGCCATTGAAGCCGATTACACGCTAAGCCGTGATGACAAAAATGCCCGTCATGGCCAAGCATGGGGCAGCGCCGGGGGCGGTTTGGCCGGCGCCTTGGCCGGAGGAGCAGCCGGTGCGGCGCTCGGTTCGATTGTGCCGGTAGTGGGTAATGTGATTGGCGGCGTATTAGGTGCGGTGATCGGCGGGGTATTGGGCGAATGGCTGGGTGGCGCTGGTGGGCAGTTTATCGGTCAACATTTTCAGGCTATCAGCCATACCGCCAAAGCGGTTTTTGCTGAAATCAGCGTTGTTGCGCTGGGGACGTGGGATTGGATCAAATCCAGTATGAGTGATCGCTGGGAGAGCGTAGTGCGTGGCTTTACTACTGTGGCTGATACGCTCAAAAGTACGTGGCAGGAGATAAGCGCGCAGTTCAGCAATGCACTGGATAGCGTTACTGGCGTATTTTCTACCTTATGGAACACGCTTAAAGGCATACCGCTTATCGGCAACGCCTTAGAACATTTGCCTGGCACGCTACAGGATTTGGCCAATACTGCTTGGCACACATTGCAAAATACAGGGCAACAGGCCTGGCAAGGCATGCAGTCTTTGGCCGGGCAGTTAGTTCCACAAGGGCTAGGTGATGCCATTGCCCAAAGACGCTTTAATCAACAACAAAACAAGGCGCTCACCACGGCAGCGCAGTGGAACCAAGGCACGATTGGTCATTTGGATGAGGCCCATACCCGCGCTTTGGTCGCTTCAGTGGTGGAAACGGAAAGCAGTGGCGGGAATTTGGCCGCGCGTAATCTGGGTGACAAAGGCTACGTGGGACGCTATCAGGCTGGCGCGCGGTGGCTGGCTGAAGCCGGATTGATTACCGGCGGCGCACAAGCGGTGAATGCCGCCATGCGTCAAGACGGCATTGACCCGGCCAGCAAGGGCGCTGAATGGCGCTGGGCGCAATCCGGCGGCATGGATCGCTTCCTGAAAACCGATGCCCATTGGGCCAATGGCTTATCTTTACAGGCGTATATGAGTAGTGCCGAACTGCAAGATGCGGCCTTCAAAATCCAATCACAACGCGCTTATCAACAATTGTTGCGTGCCAAGGTCATTAATGAGAACACCCCGGCCCTGGAAGTGGCTGGATTACTCAAAGCCCGGCATATCGCTGGATTGGACGGGGCGCTGCAAGTGGCGCGCGGCAGTGATAGCGTGGCCGATGCTAACGGGGTGGGTGCTCGGCGTTATTTCAATCAGATGACACAGGGTATGGGCGCGACCTATGCACAGGTTTTTGCCGCCAGCGCGCCACAATCCATTGGCTTGCCGATACCGGTACCCGTACCGAGGGTAACTGCGCCGAATTTGCCCTTGCCTTCCAACGTGCCCCCACGGGTGATTGTGGCGAATTTGCCGCCAGAACCCGGGCAGGATGTGCGCGAACGCAGCATTGCCCATATCGTCACCGGCGGGTTGGCTGCGCAGTAGGAAAACCGCCCTGATTGCCCGACAGATACCGGCGTATTGTGATAACCAATCTTCTCTGATGGCCTGGTATCGTCGTGGAAACGGAATTGATTCGCTACAACCTGCATGAGCGTGGCCGCAAATATCGCGGCACAGCACGCCAATTTGATGTGGGGGCCATTGCCCATGCCATTAACAGCGATGCCTGCCAAGAACGGGTTAAACACCGCGATATGCAAGGCTATTACGGCCATTGGCCACGACTGAAATTTGGACTGAACCCACAAGAAGGCGGTTTGGAGGGCGGCAAACCGGCCTTGGTGGAACCGGCCTTAATCACCACACATCTGAAAGCCGATAGGGATGGCACCATTGAACACAAAGCACAGTTTCTGGACACCGCTTCCGGGCAAGTGGCCGCCAAGCTGTATCACCACCGTACCGGCGGTTTTTCCAGCGCTATCGATGCCAGCATCCCGGAATTTTTCGGCTTTGATTATGTGCTCGAACCCAATTACGCCACCAATCGTGGCTGGACATTGGACAGCATTCAACAAATGAGCGCCGATGATATTCAAGCGGCCTTGGTGGATGAACAACTGCACGGGGCGCTGACCTTGGTCAATACCCTGATGCAACGGCAGGGTTGGCTGCAACAAACATGGGATCAGGCGCAAGACACCATTGCTCACCTTGGCGCGCAGAATCAAGAACTCACTGCCCGGATAGCACGGCTGGAAAGCGGCCCGGTGCTGGATTCAGCAGCGCAACGGCCCTTGATCCAGAACGATGCGGCCCTGCAATGGCTGCATTCACGACAACGCGCCTTTGCGCAAGTGAAAACCCTGCCGATGGTTTTACCGCCTGCCGATGACAGCACACCAGCCAAGGATACGTTTTATGAACACTGGTTCCAGCGTCGTCAATCACGTGGGTAAGGGCCGATGTTAGAGCCGGTCAAAATTGCTTTTGCACAGTATTTAGTGCGCTATCACGCCCAATTAAAACCGGTCACGAAGGGAATGGGGCGCTACCTTAAACGCGAAGTGAGCCAAGGTATGGTTTGGGCGCCTTCGCGGATGGTCGATCAAGCGCAAGAGATGTTGTCGTTGTGGATCAAAGCCAGCGTCAACGGCGCGACTACACGCCCACCTGATCTGCCGGTGATCGTGATCGCCATGGCGCAAGATTACACGCCCACCGGCCGTGATTACAGCCGCCAGATGGCCGACCGGCATTGGATACGTTTGCCCGATGACCCCACAGAGCGCGCATTGGGTTTGCGTACCCTGGTCACGGATATTCGCGCACAATTGGCGATTTTTTCCTCCAGCCCGTCAACTGCCAGCGCCTTGGCGGCACAGTTTTTGTTGTTTGTCGATGGCACAGACAACCGCCGGTTTATGGCCGAGTATGCGTTTTCGGGCATCCAGACCCGCTGGCCGGTACAAATTGAAACCCCGGAAAATCCAGCCATGCGTATTGAAAGTGAAGCCGAAAACCTGAGCATTCTGGCCATAGATATCAATCTGCACGCCACCATTCCCTTATTCGATGCGGCCGATGAAGATGATGCAAAAAATTCAGGCTAATATCAGCGGCTTTGCGGGCAGCGCTTGTACCTTGTACAGCGCTCTGGATCACAGCAGCGGCATGGTGTTTGTTTCTACACTCAAGCCCTTGCAGCCGAGGCGACAAGCCGATTGTTTGTTGGTTGCCACTGATCCACAGGCTGAACGCGATGTGCTGTTTGCTGCCCATTGCCTGTCTGAAGCCATTGACGCATGGCAGCAACTCAAAAGCACCGTTGCCAAAGACGGCACACCCACCCGGCTGCATTTGGGTCAGCAGGTGCAACGCGCCAATCCACAAGCGGTCATTGAGCACGATGGCTGGGAAGCCAGTGGGCCACGCTGGCGGGTCAATGCCACAGTCAACAATGCACAAATGGCCGTGTTGGCCACCTGCCTGCTTGCCGTCAAACACAGCGCCATTGATCGCATCCTGACCACCACGCACAACACCAATGCCGCCATTACTCGGATACTCTCCGGGCAGGTGTATACCCTGTGAAAGCACCCAATTCACAGGCATGGGCGCATTTTTATCGGCAAGTGCGTCACTTGGCTGAAAACGCCCAACCATGGCATGGCGGCTTGCTCTGGCATACGGTGACACCCGATGAAGTATGGGATTTATTTCTGGTTGCCCGCCGGGTCTACCAGCGGCCGGATGAGTGGTTTACCGTGCTGGCTGCCGCCGGGCTGGATAGTGTGGATGAGCCATTACCACAAACGTCTATCGTCTTGCCCGATGAAAGTACGCTGCTCAAAATCAAGCGCCATTGCCAATGGCTTGCGGGTGACTAACCCCCTGCACGATGTGGAAAAACCGCCGTTTTATCGATAAAACGCCGCTTGACAATGGGCTAGTCTGATTGGAACCCCTTGTTTATGTCTACCTCCGTAACGCTCACGGCCGATAACAGCGCCGAAATGGCCTGTTTTGCTGATGCGATCTATCCATTGCAACTACAGATCGATAACCACATGCCGCGCGATATTGTGCTGTCGGCAGTGCCGGGGTTGTTTTTGCGGCATTGCGCCTTGAATGAAGGGCGCAGCGCCCGGTGTACCGTGTCCAGTTACGCACAATTGCAGCAATTGGCCTGGGATGTGGCACAAATTGTCCAACTCAACGGCTATCGCCAAGGCGTGAGCCTGCGTTTGGTGAATGAATCGACCACACCTTCGTCACCCCGCCCACGCAGCAAAAAACAATCCCTTGAATCCGCATTGCAAGTGAAGGAAATCACGCTATGAGTGTGGCTTTTGTACGCCAATTGGGCAGTGAATCAGGCATACAACTTAACCCCTTGCGTGATGATTCCAATATTCCCACCCCTGGGCGCAGTGACCAACGTTTTGCGGTGATTTTGCGCAGCTTGCGCGGCCGTATTGACCGACCTTTTATTGTCAATCGGCATACGGTACGTGCTTTACTGGGCAAACCCGAACTGATCAAACAATCGACCCTCAATTTAGCCCTGATCCAAGTGCTTGAAGCCTTGGATAACGGCGCTTATGAGGTCATTGTGCAGCGCGTGGTGACACCGGCAGCGCAGCGCAAATGGCTGATTGCACAACTGGAACGCGATCCCAAAACCCAGGCATTGACCGGCGCATTGCTTTGGCACACCGCGGCCAATTTGCCGACCACTCCGTATCTGCTGGCTATCGATCATCTGCAATGCCATAACGACGGTATCCGAGTAGCCATTCATGCGCCAGAAAAACATCAAGGCGGTTTGGCCGTTGCCAATGAGCAGATACGTCTGCGCTTATCTGATGCCGACGGCTTGAGCTTGTTTGAGTTCAGCGGTTCATTGAATGAAAACGCCAAAGATGACGACGGACGCAGCGCCTTTTTGCCCGATGTCATACAAGCGCAAACCGATGCCGTAGTCGTTGTGGTGGGAGGCAGTGATCAGGCCATTGAACCCGATTGTGAGGCGTGGGGCTGGAGCGCTGACGGACAGATACGCTGGGCCGATTCAGGCGTGCATCTTTGTTTTGAAGAAGGGCTGCTGAACTTTACTGCCGATGATTGGCGCGCGGCACGAATCAAGCTGCAAAACAGCCCGCATGATTATGCTTATATTGCCAGTGGTGGCAGCCAATCACCACTGTTGTTGCAAGAATTGGCGCATTTGGCCTGGGAAACCAACCGGCAATTGCGTTTTGATATTGATGGCCGCTTACCGGTGGCTGCCGCCATTGCCTTTGTCGAACAACTGAATTTATCCAGCCACAAAGCGGCGCATTTGATGGCCGCCTTTTGGGCGCCGATTGAGAGCGATGACCCGGCTCGCATTAACCCTAAAGGCCATTTCGGTGTCGCCACGCTCAATATTGCCTACGCTTGTGGCCGCAATGCAATGACTGATGCCAATGGCTTTGCGCCCAAAAACTGGCCTGTTGCCGGTAAAAACTGGCCGGTTGCGCGCAGTGGGATGAGGCAAACTCAAAGCCCGGGTACACAGGAGTTGTCCCAATTGGCGCAGGCCAAAATCAACCCGGTTTTGCACCAAACCTACAGCAGCAACGGACAGTATGTGTTCCGTGATTCACTGACCTTGGCACCGGTCGATAACAGCCTGAAAAAACTCATCGCCGTGGTGGATATGTCCACACATCTGGATGAAGCCGTCACCCGTATGGGCAATGAACTGTTGCAATTACCGATGGATGTGGCTATTGGCCGCATGCGTGATTTTCTCAATGACCTGTTTGAGCGCGCCGATACGGCCGGTTGGCTCACACCTTCCTTTGATCCAGCGATGAACGGGCGTAGCTTCAATTTTGCAGTCAATGCCGACCCTGCCCGGCCGCATGACAGCTTGCAGGTGCGTTATTGGCTGCACTTTGACGGCACCTTGCGGCAACTCTTCGTTACCCAAACCCTTACCCGTTAAATTCATTGGAAATCACAACTCATGAGCCAATCAATCAATGAAATGCTGCGTCACCTCACCGCCCCGCACACCGCAGCGACCGTGCACCTAGATTCTATTTCTGGCCCTGATGCTCTGGATGTGAGCGACTACACCCGTGCCGATGTCGGTTTGTCGGCGGCAGCGGCCATTCAGCAATGGGCATCTGATAGCGAGGAACTGGACGAAGGCGAAACGCTGGCCGACCGCCTGCTAGCCTTGATGATTGGCATTGCCGATGCCAACAAAGACGGGGAAATCAGTGATGATGAGCATAATATTTTAGGGCTGGCGCTCAATCATGGCTGGGATTATCTGGAGCAAATGGGCGCTTCCCAAGAAGATATTGATGCTTTGCTCAATCACTGGGATGAAACAGCAGCACTACGCTTGCGTGAATTGGTGTTAGCCCAATTACCCGATGGTGAAGATGCCGCCGCTGCGGATATGGATCGCTTCGTGTTTGGTGCCGACGCGATGGCTTCTTTGTTTGATGCCACCTTTGATGCGGTATATCAAAAACGCTTGGTGATTCGCAAAGGCAAGAAAGTGCGGATTAATCAGCGCGTTTCCGGCAAGGTACGGCTCAGTGCCAAACAAAAAATTGCTATCGCCAAGGCCCGGCTCAAAAGTCATAGCGCAACAGCCCGGATGCGCCGCCTTAAATCGATGAAATTGCGCCGTAAATTAGGGCTGTAAAGCAGGATGGCTGCGCCCAGTTGCCCGCAAGCGCCGGTGCTGTCTTCCTTGTGGGATGGTTTATCTGAACATTTGATTGCTTCACTTTATGAAGTAGGCAAAATCGGCCAGCGCTGGGGCCGTATTGACCGCCAAACTGACCCGGTCACCGTGAAGGCACCACTGATCGATGCCCATATGGAAATGAGCTTGAATTGGCAAAGCCCGTTTGAGCAAGCCGGGCCGGAATCACGCGCCCCGGCGCTGATGGCGATGCTGCAATCGGGTGCTTTAATGCCGGTGGTCAATGCCTTGATGCCGCAAAATCACGATGGCGATCACCCGCTTACACCCTTGGCGCAACAAGCCAGCCGCTTTTTACAGCCTTTTGAAGGCCGTACCGGCATTACCCGGCTCAATTCCACACAGGTATTTTCGGGTATGCCGCCGGTCAAAATAACTGCGACGGCCTTGTTTAGAGCATGGCGTGATGCCCGGCTGGAAGTCATGCGACCGTATGACAAGCTGATGCAATGGGCCTTACCGGTGGAATTATCCGATGACGGCTCTTTATTGGCGCGCACTGTGGATAGCACACGCGGGCAAAGCGATTACGTCCATGCCCTGATGCCCTCACGCGCCCCTACCCGCATTGGCTTGACGTGGAAAGGGCGCACATGGCTGCCACTGGTGATTGAATCCATTGGTTTGCCGCTGTCTTCACCGATTGATCGTTACGGCGATTACGTGGAACTGGCCGTACCGCTGACCTTGTGCAGTTTGACCGCTCTGGACCGTCGGGATTGGATAGAAGGCAAAACGCCATGACCACCGCCACCGTGACCGGCCCGCAATTACAGCACATGGTGCGGCATTGGCTGGCCACACCGGCGTGCGCCTATTTGAGCAGCACTTATGGACACAATGTAGCGGCATTGTTGCAACAGCCCATGCAATCGGCCAGCGCTGCTGATGAGGTCATCGCCAAGTTACGTCAGGATATTGGCCTGTTGGCCGTTTTACCGCCGGAAGCGCTCAATCTGTATGCCACTGAACAAGGCAGCCAGCAATCTCATTTATCGCTGGAAATAGCCGGGCAATCTTTGCCTGTCACCGTGGGGCCGCGCTGATGCTCACACGCAAGGATTTCAAACAAGCCATTGCTGATACCATTGACCGTTATCCGGCCCTGGCGCCGCTGTATCACGCCGGTGATCCGCGCTTGCATCAGCCTCTGGATGCCATGGCGGCGATGTTGAGCTTGCTTTCCGGGCAAATTGAACTGGCACAAGCCGAAGTGTTCAACAAAGTGCGTGACGGTACCGTGTTGGCCGATGCCGCCATGCGCGGTATTGTGCGCCAAGCACGCCCCGCACAAGCATGTATTACGGCTGAAAATAATAGCGATACAGTCATCACGCTAGAAAAAGGCCGTTTACTCACCGATAGCAGCGGGCGACCGTGGCAAGTGGAAGCACACACCCTGATTCCCGCCAAAGGACATGCCGCGCTCATTGCTCGGCAAAAACGTCATACATTGATCACGCATACCGTCACCGCCAGCCAACCGTTTTATGCCATTGAAGTGCCGCAAGCCGATGATGATGGCGATTTATGCGCCATTGCGGTCAGTGATCAACAAGGGGAATTTCACTACCGTAACGGGTATGTCAATGCCGCCCCGGATGAGCGCATATTTCATGTGGAAATGGATGAACGCCAGCGCTTGTATGTGCGCTTTGGCTGGCAAAATGTGGTCGGCACCCAACCATTGGCGGGCGATACCTTGCATTTGCGTTTGGCGTATTGCCATGGCGCAGTGGCCCCTGAACACGGCAGCGCCTTTAGCCTGGATTACTTGCATCATCCCGATGAAATCCACCTCAAATTAACCATGCAAGCGCTAAAAATAGCTGGGAGCGCCCCGCCGCCCATTTCCGCATTGCGTCAATTGGCCCGTTATCCGTCGGTGTATCAATCCCATGCGGTATTTTTGGGCGAATTTGATTTTTTGGTAAGACGAAATCACCCGGATATGGCTTTTGTTTCCGTGTGGAATGAAACGACAGAAGAAGTCATACGCGGGGCCAATCTGGATAACGTCAACACCTTATTTGTCGCCTGCCAATCCAACAGCAAGCAGGAAATCGTGATCACCGAAACCGATCCCTTGACCCCCGTCATGCCGCAGGTGATTACTGAAAAGCAATTGACCCCTATTCAGCACGCTATCAAGGCAACGATTCGTGCTGCCGATGACTCTTATAAAGTCCGCTTTTACACGCCGGTTATTTCATTGATTGGTCTGAGCATTCACGCGCGAGTTTCCACTTCCTATGCGCCAGAACAGGTCAAACAGGCCATTGAAACCACGCTATTGACTGAATATGGCCAAACCAGCGCAGCGGCCCGGCGTGGCGGGCATGCACCGTTATATCAGGCCATTTATACCTTGCTGCGGCAAAAAGTACCGGCCTTGGCCGATGAAGGGGCCGATATACAGGTCTCCATAGCGCCTTTACCCGATTTGCGGCCGGAACAGTGGCGCTTTGTGGCCGCCTCCAGCCTCACCGTCAACGTGGAATTACGCGACATTGTTTCCTCGCGCTGGGGCCTGTGATGGCCTTGGATTTTTCCCATGCCACCCTGCCTGCACTGGCCCCATTGCAGCATAGTTTTGCTGAAAATGAAGTTGAAGTGCAGCTTAAAACGTTGTTTGCCGATGTGTTCCAACAGCATTTGGCCGTTGATGTCTTTGATGCCAACGTGGCGGGTATCGCCCATTTGGGCAGTTTTGAACGCTTGCGGCGCAGCATCAATCATGATGGCTTGGTATTGATTCAAAATGACGGCCAACAAGCGGCTACCCGCTATTTGTATCGTGCTTGGCAAGCACGTAACCACAACGGACGCGGCCTGCATTTTCTGCGTACCTATTTGCAAATGCTCTATCCCAACCAATGGGCCGTAGAAGCCTTATGGCAGCACAAAGACCAACCTTATCCATACCATTTGCATCCCAGCCCAATAGATAAAAAACAGTGGTGGCTTACTTCCCGCATCCGCATTTTGCTCTATTGGGGTGCACGCGCCCATGCGATCGCCAAAATGGCCGGCATTATTCAGGCGGTGATTCCAGCGCGTTTGTTGCCCGAATTTAAATATCTGCTAAGCAGCGGTCGCACGAGGGTGCATTGCGGAATTACCACGGTGTGCGCTGACACAATCACTCTTTACCCTAAATCTACGGAAAAATAGCCGTAAATCGCGCCAATTCGACACTTAGGCTTGGGATAACCCTTCCTGATTATCGATAGTTGAATCTGTGAGCGCATTGGAATTTGGCACTTTATTAACCGCAACCGGGCAAATGAAAGTGGCTGCCGGGTTATTACCCGATGGTCAACCGCTGAACATTACTCGCATTGCTTTAGGCGATGGCAACGGCGCTGCCGTGGTGCTTTCGCCTGCCCGCACGAGCTTGGTCAATGAAGTCCACAGCCAGCCGGTGTCATCGGTCTTGCCCGACCCGATGGATAGCACGGTGGTGATTGTGGAATCGGTGATTGCCCCGGATGTCGGCGGCTTTTGGATACGGGAAATGGGTTTATATGATGCCGATAACGACCTTATTGCCTACGCCAGTTTCCCGGCCACCGAAAAACCGGTGCTTAGTGATGGCGCTGGACGTGAACTGATTATCCGCTCCTATCTGTTGGTGTCATCGGCAGCAGCGGTGACGATCAAGCAAGCCACCCGCCGCCCGCATTGGGAGGAAATCACCCACATTCCCGCCAGCGTGCATATTCCCGGGCAAATCATTCTGTTTGCTGGCCCTGAACCGGCCCCCGGCACGCTGGCCTGCGACGGTGCGCAGGTATTACGCCAGCAGTACCCGGCGTTATTTGCCGCGATCGGCACGCGCTACGGCGAAGGCGACGGACAAACTACTTTTCATCTGCCCAATATCGCCGAAGGATTTACGCTGATTAATACCCATCAAGCGGACAAAGTCGGCAGCACCACTTCCGGCGAAAACAAACGCCACACGCATAGCACCACGGTCAGCAGCAACGGCAGCCATGCCCACACCGCCAGCAGTAATACGGCAGGCAATCACTTGCATACGGCCACCAGCCAGGCCGCTGGACATCACGCCCATAGCGCCAGCAGCGGCGCGGCCGGCAACCATGCGCATTCAGCCTGGACTGATGCCCAAGGCCAGCATTTT